ACACATCCTGCGCCTCTAAAATTACGGGGCGCTTTTCCGGCAACGGTTCGTTCCCTTCACATAACCCGGCAGCAACATCCATGAAAAACTGCTTCGCCTGCTTTTTCGCCTCAGCTTCGTAACACTCCAGCGTGGCATCTTCAGTACGGTCAAGACTAATCGCCACATCTGGCAACAACAGTGACGGATACCCACCAATTTCCAGTGCCACAGTAACAGTAATCTTATTCGGGTAATTATTTATCCCTTTAACAACCAGTTCGTATTTTTTCTTCATCGCTTTACTCTCCCCGCGCCGCCTTACGACGGTCCTCTCTGATTTTGAAATACAGGTTAGTCAGATATGTCAGCAGCCCAAACAGCAGACTTCCCAGTACGCCTATTGCCGCCCACTGAGACGGGGAAACCCTGTCCAGCAGCTGCAGGAACCAGTAGCCCGTCCCCACCGCTGACGTGGTGTATGACACACCTGTTGTGATTTTTTCCATCTGGTACATACCCCGTCTCCCGCAATCCGGAAGCTCACAACAACAAGAGGGGCATCAGCTCACACCGACAGCCCCTGCGCATGGTTACATCATCATTTCGCCGTCAGGCTGAGGCTCACTGCTACCATCAGGCTGAGACCCGACGCCATCTGAAACAGCACTGTCATCCGCAATGCCTTCCGGCTCCGGAACAGTCGGTGCGCCCAGCAGTTCATCCAGAATGGCATCCACTTCTGCATCAAGACGCTCCTCAAGGTTCTGCCGAAGTTGCTGTTTCAGTGCGCTTCTGACTTCTTCAGAGCGCAGGACTTCCTTCACTGCTTCAGCAGTGACCAGCGATTTTATTTCTGACATGGTATTTTCTCGTTGAAAGGTGTTGTTAAGAAAGTTGCTACGGAATGAGAGGCTCTTCGGGTTTTGTTCCGGCTGACTGACTGGCACTGATTTTCTCAGCGGCCCTTTTGTCAATCTGTCTGCGCCAGAAATCTCTCACGACTCTGTACCCACCAGAAAGAAGATACAGCACACAAACTGCTGTACAGAAATACAACATAATCAGCTGTAAAAATGTCATTATTCATCTCCATTATTGACATGGTCAATGCCTGCCAGTAAAAAACTCCTGCATTTTTTGCTCAGCATATTTTTGCTAAGGATGTAGCGACTTCTGCCGCCGGTTCTGGCTCCTTGTTTTCCCTGCCACGGCGGTCTTTTTTTTCCTGCTTACGGGTTATTCACTTCCACTGTTATACTTTCAATCAGCACCGTATACGTCGCCGCTTTTGTGATATCCGTTACACGTAATTTGTCTGCCGCAAAAGAACCTACCGGAGACTGCGACAGCATGAACGGTGCACCATCCTGACCATCAATCACCGGCGTCACCTGAATGCTGTTATTACCGGCAAAACGGAAGCCCAGCGTATGCCATTCGTTGTCAAATGCGCCGAATGACCCCAGCTTCGTGTTCTGGTCAGCGTTACCCTTGTGGTACATCACGTTGAGGTCTGTGGCATCGCTCTGTACGTAAAACGACGCCAGCAGATTGTTACCGGCATTACCTTCCAGTGTGACACCCTGAGGCAATGAAGAAACCGGCCAGTACAGCGCCAGTGCGTACTGATTAGCCGTAAGCGCGCCATCGAGTTTAAAACGACAACTGACAAGACCACCTTTACCCAGCAGGTCCGCACCATTACCAGCATCATGCTCAAGGTACCAGGGGGCTCTTCCTGTTTCCTTGGTCAGTTTCATTGCCTTACCCCCGCTGGCTCCGGCATCATCCACGATTTGAGCCTTGCCACCTCCAGCAGCCCAACCCTGTGGTGTCAACCGTCCTTCAGACTCAGATGCCCGGTAAGCAAATAGCGTACTCATCGTCGTGGTGTCTGCGGGTGGCGTGGACGGTTTTGATGGTGTATCAGGTGACGGCTTCTCATCCGGTGGTGTCACGGTCTGCCCGCGCATCAATTCAGCCGTGCGCCCTGCATGGAGCATAATAGCTGAGGCCAGACGGTCTGAAATGACGCCCCTGCGTGCCCATGAGCTGAAATGGCTGTCACGCTGTGTCGAAACAAAACTGCCCTGGGTTCGGGATGCTGCACCGTAATACCCGACAGCCACAATATCCGGGTCTTCCGCCGGAGCATTCGTTGGCGTGCTCTGTCCATTCTCATCCGTCAGGAACGGTACAAAGAAAATATTCTGTGCTTCCCTGCCCTTGTAACCGCCATATACCGCCTCATATTTATCGGCGTTAAGATTCTTCCAGTAATACGTGGTGTCACCACAAATCCACGGCACCGAGCCAGCACTTCCGCCAACACACTGTGCAGAATATGCAGCCATATCAGCCCTGAACTGCTGCACCATAGTGGTAAACAGGCCGCTGTGCTGCTGACTGCCGTCCGCAAGATCATTTTCCCCCTGCATCCATACCACGGCCAGAAGCCTGTTTTTCGGGTTCTTCGACAGCGCCGCTTTTGTACGGAAGAGAAAATCCTGATACAGCGGTTTACCCACTCCCCAGCGGGCTGAATTTGCCGATGCGCCAGACGTTTCGCTGAACGTGCCGTCATTACCCACGGTTAAACCAGACCCGCCACGGCAACAGGGCACCAGAAGAATCCCGGCATTCTGCGGGATATAAGGCAGCAGTTTTTTGGCAATATGCAGCCCCTGACCGACAGTCCCGTACTGGCCCTTACTCAGGTCTGCATGAGGATGGTTAAGTGCGCTCATGTCCTGAACATCATGCAGACAGTGGTCTGCCGGAATAACGTCATTGTATGCACAGATATCACCACCCGGCGTCACAGTGCTGCGACGGGCCAGCTGCTTAATACGGGAGTCAGGGCGATCATAGGTCTCCGGCAGAGGAAGCCCCTCACCATAGGCCATACCGTTCGACTGCCCGGCCAGGGGAATAACGTAGTAATACTCCGGTTCAGTGGTAGCCACTCCCGGAGAGCCACCAGCCCCTGTGTCGGGCACAACCACAGGCGTGGTCACATCACCCTCTGCGGCAATGGCCTGCATCAGTGTATAAGGCGTGATAGCCACAGGACTGCCAAACGGCTGCCAGCCTTCCTTCAGTTTTTGTGTCAGTCGCTCCGCAAGGTCTGACGGCGACGCCGCCCTGACCACGTCATAGTGTTTAAATGCCATTATTCCTCCCCTTTCCGGGATTTTCCTCAACAGTTGCGGGCCACGGTCCGGCTACACGGAGAATCAAAAGAGGAGAACCGCAGCCCGCAAAACGAAAAAGGCCGCGCAGTTGCGCAGCCTTATCACAGATGGTAAAAATCAGAACACGATAATAAAAATACCTGATGTATATTCATGCGACCCGCCCGCCACTCACTGCGGGCTTTTTTTTGCCCATAGAAAAGCCCCTCCGGAGAGGGGCTTTTTACAGTGGTAGTGTAGACAATTTTGCATGGTGCCGGGTGCCTCCCGGTGAGTTCAGTATCAGCACCTGAACCCGCACAGAAAGGATAAGGGTCGGTGACAAAACACCAGTTGCTGATTGCCCCTCCGCTTAGGGGGATTCACCATGCCAGTTTCTTTTAACAAACTCCCCGCAAACCAGACAACAGTCAACCGCCTGAATTGTGAGGTATTTAAAAATTTCAACGGGTAACTGATACCCTGCTAATCGCCTGATGCTTTCTTTTTCAGCAACGGGAAAGCAACAACCACCACACCCGCCACCAGCACACCGTCAGCCAGCACTGACATTATCCGGCTGCTGAAGTCCACCATCACCACCATCACCACCAGAAACAGCAGGAGCGCAACCACAGCCAGACGCATTTTTACCGTCACAGATGATTCTCCAGACGAAGGCCCAGNACACCGGCAATCTCTTCCAGCACCTTGCGCTCTTCCGGCTCTATTTCGCCGTCTGCTTCGGCAATGGCCACCGCCACATCCAGCACGTCTTCCGCTTCACGCGTATCGTGTTTCACATCCTCGATCTCACGTAACGCCGCTCGACGACCAATTTTAAAGTTCGTATCCAGCTGACCGATAATGGTTGCGCTAATCGCATTAATTTCTGACGTAAACGCGGACAACGCAGGCTGGTTACGCAAGACCTGCTCGATCTTCGCTTTCTCTGAAGCCTCACATTCACCATCTGCATAGGCCACCAGATAGGCAGCATTAATAACCGCCTGTGCCAGATCACGTTTCTCAAACTTTTTAATTTCCACTGCCGCTCGGCGGGCTTTTTTACCAAAAATACCAAACATCGTGACGTTCCTTTGGGTGGGTGAGCCAACGCCCGGGAGCGATCTGCCCACAGAGAAAGTCACACTGACCATTCCGTAAGCTCACCCCCGAAAGGCTCTGTGGTTGATATGCGCCGGGCGTGGCGCGGATACAAAAAAGGCCCGCAAAAGCGAGCCGGGAAAAATAAGTCTGGCGCGTTGTACTGGATTCGAACCAGTGACCGATTGCTTAGAAGGCAATTGCTCTGTCCGGCTGAGCTAACAACGCAGAATGCCGATAAATGGACCGCCATCGAGGACTCGAACCCCGCGCAACCAGCTTCGAAGGCTGGCGCTCTTTCCTGATGAGCTAATGGCGGTATGTGATGGTGGCCCTTGCTGGATTTGAACCAGCGACCTGGCGATTATGAGTCGCTCGCTCTCACCACTGAGCTAAAGGGCCGGGCATAGGATAATAACGGTACGTAACTAATTCTGCAATCTCATCCGTTTCAAACGATTAAATCCTGAACTTCCCTGACTGTCTGCTCAAAACGTCCGGTCTCCAGTTCAACGCCAATCGCACGACGCCCGAGCGCCAGTGCCGCTTTTACCGTTGAACCTGAGCCCATAAAAAAATCTGCAACCTGGTCTCCCGGACGACTGCTCGCGTTGATTATCTGCTGCAACATTTCTGCCGGTTTTTCGCACGGATGTTTCCCTGGATAGTACTGCACCGGTTTATACGTCCACACATCCGTGTACGGCACCTGCGCCGTCACGCCAAAATACCGCCGCAGTCGGCATTCACAACCACCAGCGCATTTAACGTTCAGGCACAAAAAAACCCGCTCATCGGCGGGTTTAAGCTGTGTGGCGTAGTAACCACTCTTAACATACTGACATACTTTTTGCGGACCGCGCTAATCATTTTTTACTTTTTTGGGCAGCCAGTCGTCCATCTCCAGCCTTACACCCAGCATCGACAGACATCCGTCAATAAATCCTTCAGCAATCTGCATCTCAATTCGTATTGCCTTTTCGCTCTTCTTTCTTGTTCTGGCAATCTGCCTTTTTGATATGCGCAGCAGATAATGAGCTACCAGCAGCGAATACTCGTCCGGTTTTTTCTTCTTCAGGCGCGTAAGGCAGTTTTCGATGATAAGGCCGTCATCATCGCTGCAGGCCGGGCGAGGTTTAGCGGTGGATGGTAAAAGGCCTTTAAATCCAGCAGCTATCGGAGAATAGTCCACCCCGGCGTTACCACTTGCCGCCCATGCCCCCCAGCGTTCGAGAACCATCTGAATATCACGCATCAACTTTCTCCACAAAATCAGGACAGCACACCAATCGCCAGCGCGCGATCGATAAAACGAAATATCAGCTCCAGTTGGGAACCATACTTATCTTCAAATGCCACGGTATCCGCATGCAGTTTGTCATGGTGTTTTCTGCACAACGGCAACACAAAAAGGTCATGCGATTTTGTCCCCATACCACCCTGGCCGTGACCAATCAGATGATGCGGATCATCAGCTGGCTTTCCACAACATGCACACGGCTGCGTCTTAACCCAGCGAGTGTACTTTTCATTAACCCAGCGACGACGTTTGGGGCGTAACATAAAAGACTCCGGCGACTCCGGATCCACTTTCAGCGCCAGCACCTTTTTCGCTTTATCCCGGATAATACTGGTGGCAGTAACCGAAGGCACAAGGTCACTCTCCCGGGTGACAGACGGCAAAACAGGCTTCGGTAATCTCAGGGCCTTACGGGCTGCACTTTCCGGTAAGGCATCCGCCAGGTCATTACGAACCAGCCACCAGCACAGTTCCGGCATTGTCACAACGTGACTGTCATCAAAACCAAGATCACGGCGCACAACAGACAACACCCAGCGGGCACAGTTATCCGTTGCCATTGATTCCAGCCGTTCCGTGAACTGGTCACGGAGGAGATTGTCACAGTGCCAGCACAGACGGATTGCGCCCGGAGCGTGTCGCATTGTGGTCATGTTCTCGCTGTGCCATCCGGAATGAGGCCACTGGCAGCCTTTTTCACGAAGTAACCAGCTTTCAAGACATTCCACGCCACCAGCACGACGGATCACTGCCTCATGGCGGAACACGGCCCGAACGGCAGGATCATCCGCCAGCGGTTGTGATGCCGCCGGAACGGCACCACTGGCGAAAGATGAATAACGCTCCGGCTCAGGCTCCAGCAGGACACGCCCCTGCATAAACAGGGGCATCAGCTCTGAACCTGGCCTGAACAATACGATCCCCATACGCGGGGCAATTTCAGGGGTCAGTAGTGCTCTCACAGTCACCTCAATGAACGGTATCGAGCAGCTTTAACAGCTCAGGAAATC